ACACCGAGAGCTTTTCCGCAGTCGACTCATTGAGTACCTCGGAGGCAGGAACCACACTCCGCGCGGTCACGAGAACGGGCATCCCTTCGTTATCTGTCGCGTATAAGTGCGACGGAGCAGAAAAGGCAAAGCTGGACGCGTTTAACAGAGCGTCAAGTATCTCATGTAAGCGATGGGACGAGGAAACGGCTCAGGAGATCACATGGGCCTGCTTTATGAGCAACTACTCTGCTGATCTGTTGGTGGAAACACCAACAGACCGCTTTTATAAGGTTTCTTTCAAATTGAACGATCTGGAGACTTGATATGTATCCTACAAGCAACGACTATAAGATCGCCGTCACAAAGAATGCCAGGGCGCACAAGCTGACAGGCACGGTGAACGGGCATAGTTTTGACGGCGCGGATGTAATAAGAAATACCTTTGTCGTCAAAAACCAGTTCTGCCCGGCGACAGCCATCCAGCTCGGCGGTGTATATGTCGGAGAGCTTGACCTCACATTCACAAAAGCCTTTGCGGAGTCGCTCAATATACGCGGCTCATGGAAAGGTAAGACGATCGCGGCATCCATAGGAGTCGAGCTTGCCGGAGGGGCGTTCGAGTATATCCCGATGGGTGTCTATACGATCGCAGATGCGAACTGGGTCGATGCAGGGCTCCAAATAGTCGCTTACGATATCATGGGCGAACTTGACAAGGCGCTGACCTTTGACACCACTACGGGCACGATAGGCGACTTTCTCGCGCTGATAGCGCAGGAGTGCGATATAGTCTTTGACATGACCGCTGAAGACATAGCAGCGCTCGTGAACAGCGACCAGATATTAAGTATCTATCCGGGCAGTCCGATGGAGACCTTCAGAGACCTCTTGTCACAGCTTTGTATCGTATGCGCCTCTTATGCCACAGCTACCAGAGACGGCAAGCTGGTCATCAGACCGTTGCCGGATACGAGCACGGCCGTCAGGACCATTCCTGCGACTTTGAGATACTCTACATCGTTCCGTGATTACACAAGCTTTTATACACAGCTCAATATCACGAACATGGAGGATAATACTGTTTCCGCCTATGTCAATGACAATCCGAACGGTCTTATCATGGATATCGGCGGCAATCCGTTTTTGCAGTACGGTGTCGACTCTGTCGTAGCCGCACGAAGGCAGGCTATCATTGACGCTATCGAGCCGTTTGACGCGACACCGTTCGCCGTTTCCATCCTTCCTGATCCGTCGCTCGACCTGGGCGATGTCATCACGTTCACGGGTGGAATAGGTCAGGGCGCTATCGGGTGTATCATGTCAGTCACTTACAAAGTCGACAGCACTGTTATCGAAGGCTACGGAGAGAACCCTGCTGCCGCAGGTGTATCGTCGCTCACGGATAAAGCTATTGCGGCGGCTGCTGGGCAGAATAAGACCAACGAGCTTACCTATTACACATTCGTCAATGCTGAAACAAAGACGATAGGCACAAGCGAGGTATCGTTGTACAGCCTTCGCTTTTCGACAGCTCAAAGAACGACTGTCGAATGGTGGCACGAGCTGAAGCTGTTAGCCGATCTCGATGGAGCTTCGAGCCAGAGCCTTACATTAGCCTATTATCTCGATGGCGAATTACAGGATTATGATCCTGTCGATACATGGTCTGTCGATGGGTATCACATGGTAAGGCTCGGTGGATGGTTTGAGAATGTTGCACCTTCGACACCTCACACTTTTGAAGTTAGAGCCGTTGTAGATGGCGGTGAGGTATCGCTTGGAATTGGTGATCTTCATGTTCTCCTGAAGGGACAGGCAATGAACGCATCCGATTCCTTTGACGGCACGATCACGCTCACTGATGACATCACACCGTTCTTGCTCGGCAGACTGATCGCTTCTCTTACGGAAAGCACGGTCACACTCGACTTGCACAGACCGATGGCTGTTACGGTAAACGATACGATCTATACCTACACGCTCGGCAGGCTGATCGCTCCGTTGACGGAAGGCACAGTCTCGTTGAGATTGGCATTTAAACCTTTTGCCATCGTTTCAGATGATGGGCTATATGCGATTGTTGATGATAGCGGAATGTTTACGTTAATAAATTCAGACGGAGGATAATGAAATGGCAATAATACCCACCCCAGAACAAGGTAAACCGATTCTTGATTTTTCTGAAGGTACATTTGATGGAAGCTCGTATTTATTTCAGAGTCGAAACGGTGCAACGGAACACGTTAACGGCGATGATGTAGCGGATTATGTGAATACAAGCCGTATTTACAATACTTTGGATACCGAATCAAAGACACCCATCGGAGCGATTAATGAGATAAAAGCCCAAGAAGAAAGCGACATCGCAGATGTTCAAGCGGCTATTGATGCGATCAACAGCACAGCCGCCCCGTTGTTTTATTCGAAAGAATACACATACACGGCGGCATCGGTTGCCGCGAATGCGTCAAGTTCCTTTTCAAAAACCGACTTTGGTATCAACGATATTGACGGATATATACCGATAGTTGCGTCGAGACTCGGTGTTAGTAAAGCGGGATTTGCAATTACTTCATTCAATGTGAGAGGGGTGAGTTCCGTTCTTGGTGTCTCGAACGTCACGAATGCCGCTATCACTAACACGACCTTTTCAATAAGGATTGTTTTTGTCAAATCAAACTTATTACAGTTTCTTACTTGATAGGAGAATAACTATGAATATAAGAACATTCTTCAGAAGATTAAAGAATCCCGAGTTAGACCTGATAGATTTCACGAATCTCGCTTAATAGGAGGATAATATGAATTTCAACGAACGATTACTTCAAGGCTACGACCTCGGCAGACAGACGCCAAAGCTCCACGGAAATACAAGGCTCGATCTTTTAAGAGACGGCAAGGTGGTTAAAAGGATTGAAAAATCCAATACCATAACGGGATGGATCGGGAACGCTTTAAGTGCAGGCAACTTTTTCAACCAAGTTGCCACAGATAAGATATATCCCTTGAGTCAATGGTTTTCGGGGTGCTATCTTACCGATGCCACGAACGATGCGAATCTTGCCATGATCGCAGGGAACTCAAATATCGTAGCGCAGGCTGGTAATGCAGGATATTCGGGTACGAATCCCAAAATGGGTACATTCAATGCGATTGAATCTGGAAGCGGTGTCGATCCTGATACGGGCAAGTGCTTCATTCGCAATATATGGGATTGGGGTACATCGGCTGGTAATTGTGGCCCGAACCAGTATATCAAGAGCGTGTGTCTTACGAGAGGCGAGCTTGGCTATGTAGATCAGAATTCCGAGCTTACACCTTATGATATGAATATCTTTAACCCTTTGCTTGGCTCTTCATCTTTTGCTTATACGCCTTTTCATGCCATGAACCCGGCGACGGGCAAGGTCTACTTCGTAGATTACACATCTGGTGATACAAAGATCGTGGTCACGGAAAGGTTCACGAACACAAACAAGATTCATCTTCTTGGATCTGTCGCAGGTGATATCGAAAGTGAATCACATGAAGTGCCGATATCAGCGGCTATTCCGTCATACTCGGTCACAAGGACATCAGTCAACCTTGATGCGGCGAACGGAATCCTGCATTTCTATACATGGGTTACATCGGGATCGGGATCGTCACAGGTAACGACTCTGTATGATTATGCGATCAATACGGCGAGTTATACCTCGACTGTAACGGCATCAACCTTGACTATACAGGGTTGCCATTTCATTTCGGGTTATAGTTTCATCAGAGGGAATGTCATTCTCAATGATTGGAATGGTCACATCTGGGCTATGGCTGATGTGGATGGCACGACAAAGTTTATTAAGGTAACAATCTCAAACCTCGATGTAGATGAATATCCCGTCATTCTCTCGGAAAACGGCGAGTGGTGGAGAGATAATGCGGCTCCGTTCCTTCTGCTCAATAACGGCGACTGGATCAAGTATTCGGGTAATCAGAACAGGTCCCCGATGGTCGCATGGTATTACCACAATGGCGAGATCACCTATATGGCGAATGCTTGGGACAGAAATTTGAGCCAGTATTCAGTAACCGATCTCGGCGGTGTTTTCCTTGAGTCCTACGGCTATAACAATACTGTTAGAGTTGTTTCCGGGTATCCTTATGTATCGACTGTGAATAATCTTGAATCGGGTTCGGAAGTCAGAAAGACAAGCGATCTTTCAATGAAATTAATCTATACGATCACGGAGGTATAACCATGAGTAACAAGACTTACGATATCATCCGCCTTGTCGGCGAGATAGCGGTCCCTGTGATCGCGTTCCTGGCTTCTCTTTGCGCTATATGGAATGTTCCGTATTGTGAGCAGATCACGGCTACACTGACCGCGATTGACACTCTGATCGGTGCGGTCATCATGATCCTGCGCTCCAAATATAACAAAGGACAGGCGGAGAAATGAACGAGATCCTCTTAGGCGCGGCCGTGACGCTGGTCACGGCTTCCGCGGTCTGGGACTTTGTCAAGTTCCTGATAAGCCGGAAAGACGGCAAGGACACGGAGCTGCACGGTATCAAGAAGGCTATCGAGGCCTTATCCGATAAAGTTGACCGTAATCAGGCCATCCTTGCCCGGACTCACATCCTGCGCTTTGACGATGAGCTCATCAACGGCATCGAGCACTCGAAAGAATACTTCAGTCAGCAGATGCAGGATATTGATACCTATGAAGCTTACTGCAAAGCTCATCCCGACTTTCGGAATAACTATGCCGTGATCGCGTCAGAGCATATCAAAAAGACTTATGCCGAACTGTTAGAGAAAGGAGAATGGAGAAGATGAGCGTTATCGAAAAAACGATCCAGTGGGCGGTCAGCATCGCGGCTGACAATTCCCACGGCTATGACCAGATACATCGCTGGGGACCTGACTACGACTGCTCTTCTTTGGTCATCTCCTCATATCGCGCGGCTGGATTGGAGCTGAAGGGCGCGACATACACGGGAAACATGAGAGCCGCATTCATCAAAAACGGCTTCAAGTCCATCCCATATAAGAAGGGGATGAGTCTGTTCCGTGGTGATGTCCTGCTCAACGAAAAGCATCACACCGCGCTCTATATCGGAGACGGCAAGATCGTGCAGGCATCCATCAATGAGAAGGGCAAGATCACAGGCGGCAAGACAGGAGACCAGACAGGCGGAGAGATAGCCGTCAGATCGTTCTACGAGTACAAATACGGCTGGGACTATATACTCCGCTTTGTAGCAGCCGAACCAGATAACACGAGGTATATTGAAATGGAAGTTCCAAGATTGACTAAAGGAATGAGACGCGCCGAGGTTGGCACCGTGCAGGTGCTTCTCAACGCGCTGGGCTATGCAGGAAAGAACGGGAGACCGCTCAAGATAGACTGCGACTATGGCGCAAACACTGAATATGCCGTGAGTCTGTTCCAGGCATCGAAGGGCCTGCCGTCTGACGGTATATGCGGCAAGCTGACTTGGCCTGCACTCATATCATCCAATTATCGCTGAATTTATCAGGAGCGGCCCATATTCATAGAATAACCTCCACTTTTTACGACGTTAATAAGACCTCATCCCTTTCCGCTCCGGGGGTGAGGTCTTTTTATTTTGCGAGAAAATGTCACCAAAACGTCACCAAGATTTCAATGAAAAACCCGCAAACGTAGTGTTTACGGGCGTTCTTGTGGTGGAGGTGAGGAGAATCGAACTCCTATGTGTATGTTTCCACAGAAACAAAATGTCCGTGAAATAAGGCTTTTTCGGACTTTTTCTTTCTATCTGTCCGTGAGAAAAAGACACTTTGTCACCATAAGTGTCACCAAAACGTCACCGAGAATGGTCGGACTTTTTCGCTTCCGTGAAGGTCAGGTCGATGATCTCCGCAGCCTTCTTTGCATCACCGTCTACGATATGACCATAAGTGCCGAAGGTATCCATTGAGACAGAGTGACCGACGATGTCCTTGATCGTCTGCTCCGGCATTACACTCTTCATCATCGAGATGAAAGTGTGACGGAGTGAGTACACGGTGCCGGGAAGGTTTCTTTCCTCTTTAAGCTTCATCCAGTGGTTCCGCATAGTCGACTGGTTCCCGACAGAGCCGTCAGGAGAGCAGAATATCCATTCAGTATGCAGGGATAGGTCTTCGTTCCGCTGGATCGTCTTCTTCAGTACGCCGAGTGTCAAGTCGCCCAGAGGCACGATGCGACGGGCGTTTTCATTTTTCCCTGGCGTGATGTCGCCTTTCGCGTTCACGGCTCTTCTTATGCGAACACAGGAACCGTCTATATCACTGATCTGCAAGCCGAGCGCTTCGCCCGGTCTCATGCCCGTCAGGGCAAGGAAGCAGAAGAGCGAATGATACCATAGATCGGAAGGCTGAAGCAGTCGAGCGATATCGGTTTTCTGAAGGATCTCTTTCTCTTTCCGTGAATGGCCTTGTGGAATATATAATTCACCTCTCGGAAGCTCGCACTGGTAGTCTGAATAGCCGAATTTGATGATAGCCATGATCGTCGAGCGGAGTGTCATGAGAGTCTTGTGCGATAGTGCGCCGCCTTTGGTGCCTGACGCGCCGTTGATGAGCGCCTGCCAGTCGCGGAGTGTCATTTTGCATATCTTTTTAGAACCGCAAACAGGGGCTATGTAGAGCCGTATATAGCGCTCGTTCTGAATGTATGCCTCCGATGTCTTACCTCGACGCGCTGCCAAGTCTTCGAGATACTCGGAGGCTACACGTTCGACAGTCTTACTTCCTGCAACCTCACCACATAACCAGGCTTCATATTCCGAGGTAACTATCTGTTTCCCTTTTCTGCCCGGTACGGATGAGGAGAAGGACAATCTCTTTCCGTCTTTCCTGAATTGAATACGCCATCTCTGGCCGTCCCAGTGTGCAGTCATATTAAGCCCTCCTTGATTGCCTTTGCCATACTCATAAGCTTGGCTCTCTCTTCCGCATTCATGTTCGTGAAGATCTCCACGATGAGAAGCTCATCAATGTCACCCTCGCCTCCGATCAGCCAACCGGGGCGAACGTTCAATGCTTCAGCCATTTTCGCGATCGCATTACTGCCGGGCTGATTTTCGCCTTTGAGGTATCGCGTGATAGCTCCCTTATCCATTCCTGCACGGCGCGAGAGCTCCGCGTTGCTCATTCCTCTCTTTTCAAGAGCTTCTCTTAATCTATCTTTGAACTCTGCCACGGTTGACACCTCCTCTCACAGTTATTATATTACCGTTTTGTTACAGTTGCAAAATTTCAATCTTTCGGGGTTGTAAATTTTCAACGGTTAGATTATAGTTGAAATAATTCAACAGAAAGGAGGTGTAAGGATGTACGATTATCAGGAACTCAAAGAGCTCATCTCTGAGAAGTGCGGAACGCAGAAGGAACTCTGCAAGCGCATAGATTTCAACGAGAGCACACTGTCCCGGATCATCAGCGAAGGCCGCGAGATGAAGTATTCGTTGGTGCAGGATATCGCAAAAGAGCTCGGAGTCAAGAGAGCCGTCGATATAGATCGTATTTTTTTTACGAAAAAGGTTGAAAATAAACAACCTGAGGCGGTATGACTCTCTACCCGGCACTCCGTCGCTTCTTCCGCTCAAATCAGGAGCTCGCAGATGCGGCCTGCATGGG